TCAAGCCAACGGAAGCACGACGGAAGATCGACAACTTCGTTTTTGAAAAGAACAACGATCTTCCTGACACTTCGTCGGAGACCGATGATGGATACGAATTCGATGGCGACACCGTATACGATGCCGTCAAGACGATTCTCGACTCCAAGAAATACGGATTCCGTCTTAGTTTGGCAACGGCCGACCGTTGGATCGATACGAAAATGACGTTTCGCATCATAAACGGAACTGATCATTCATATGAACAGGATAAGAATCCATATGTGATATTTTCATCGAATTACGGAAATCTGGTTTCGTCGGACACCACTATGGACTATCGCGAACTCTATAATGCTGCATACGTCGGCGGGTCCGAGACACGAAACGATGATGGTTCGACGAAACGTCTGGTCGCTTATGTTCCAAATGAGGACGGATCTATCGGATGGGATTATCACGAAACGTTCTATGGCGGACTATCGGTCCAGCAAAACGATGATGAGGGAAAACCGCTTCCGGATTCCACGGTACTTAACTCCCTCAAATCGGAAGGAAAGAAGGAACTCAAAAAGGTTGGTTCCGGTATCACCTTCGATGCAGAGGTATCATCAACTACTGGCATGGTCTACAACGAAGATTACACTATCGGTGATATTGTGCAATTCGAGAACGCCTATAACATGGCGTATCCGGCCAAGATCACCGAGTATATTCGTAACTGGGATACCAATGGATACAGCGAGTATCCGACATTGGAGACGATCGTCGATTCTTTGACATCGATCGATGATTCCTCCGGATTACCGATTCGAGATTCCACCGACAACACCTTGCATTCCTCGGTGAAGATAGATGATTAACCAGAAAGGAGTAAGCCATGGCCGTTACCTCAGGATTTTTCAATTCCTCAAACCATGATCGTGTGTACAACAATATTCAGATGGGGCAGATTTTCGATGGCATCATCAACGATGGTGTGCTTCCGAATTTCGAGGACCATCTGGTCGTTAAGTCGGGAAGCGGCATGCAGGTCATTGTCGGATCCGGTCGAGCCTGGTTCAATCATACATGGACCTATAATTCCACCGATCTTCCGTTGACGATCGATTCTGCGTCGGCCACTCAGGACCGTATCGATGCCGTGGTGCTTCGGGTCGATACCTCATTGGCGGTCAGGGCCAATAGTATTCTCATCAAGAAGGGAACGCCAAGCGGAAGTCCGCAACGTCCGACTATGACCAAGACGTCGGATATTTCCGAATATCCCTTGGCGTACGTTAAGGTCGCTCATGGTGCCACGAACATCACCTCCGCCGACATCACCAACGCCATCGGCACGAGTGCATGTCCTCTGGCGACACTGGTCGAGAACACCTTCGACGCCGATACCATCATCAGACAGTGGCAGGCGCAATTCGACGACACCATGGAGTCCAACAAAAAGGAGTGGCACGAGCTCATCGAGAGTGTCGTGACCGATCCGTCGGCCATCACGTCGATCCCCAACTCCGTCATCGACGACATGTTCGTTATTCACTAAGAAAGGAATCATCATGAGAATTTTGGACCAAAACGACAACGAGATCCAGCCGGAGGACGTGGACTATCGTCTCGGCAAGCTCTCCGATGACAAGATCTTCATTCAGCACCACGATGCCGTCGAAGCCGTTGAGGAGCAGGGCCATTACGAGACCCTTCAGGAGTATCCGAACGGCGGTAAGGACGTCGAGTGGAAGGTGGACGTTCCAGGCGTCGAAGCCAAGGAAGCCTGGGACGAATACGAGGATATTCAGCGCTACACCAAGTTCACCGCTGAGGAACTCAAGGCCAATGCCGAGCGTGAGGCGCAGGCATTGAAACAGCAGGAGATCCAGAAGGCCGTCATGGCCGCCGTGCCGATGCTGATTCAGCCGATGCTGACCAGCATGCCGGTCGAGGATCTGAAGGCCGTGTCGGCTCTGGTTCCGGAGTGGACTGTCGGTACCGAATATAAGACCGGCGATATTGTCCGGTATAAGGGCGTTCTGTACCGTTGCCTTCAGAACGACACCGCCCAGGAGATCTTCCCGCCGGATACCTACATCTCGGGATGGAAGTGCGTCGATGAGCCGGACGAGCATGGCATCCATCCGTTCAGCCAGCCGCTTGGTGCTACGGACACCTACATGAAGGGTGACAAGGTGTCCTTCGAAGGCGCCTATTATCAGTCGAACATCGACTATAATGTCTGGTCGCCGACCGCCTATCCGCAAGGCTGGACCAAGTTGGATGGCACCGGCGAAAGCCCGGAACCCGGTGGCGATGATGACGAGTATCCGGCATTCGTCCAACCGACCGGCGCCCATGACGCATACAACATCGGCGACAAGGTGACGTATAACGGCCATCGCTACGAGTGCACGATGAACAACAACGCCTATTCGCCGGATGCCTATCCGCAGGGATGGAAACAGATCGACTAAGGAGATGACGTATGGCACGTCTTAATACCTACACCCGCACTTCGCAACCGTCTGATTCGGACGTGTTCGTCATCGATAGCACGACTGGTTCGGCGGGCACCAGGACGGTGCTTTGGTCCTCGATCAAAGCGCTGTTCGCCGCGGCCAAGCACAGTCACGCCGCTTCCGACATCGCCAGTGGCACACTGGCAGTCGACCGACTTCCTACAATCCCGTTGTCCAAGGGAGGCACCGGAGCCACATCGGCCGCGACGGCCCGTACGGCTCTAGGTGTCCAGAATCCTCCGACGGCGCCGGTTGTGCTTACCGATCAGAACCTGAACTCGTACAATACCGAAGAACAGTGCGGGTATTATTACGCCGCCAGCGGCAATACTGTATCGAACAAGCCATCCGGCGTCGAGTACTTCGGCATGTGGATGATGCGTACGGCATTGGGCGTGTTCACCCAGATTCTGTACGACAACTCCGGCAAGATCTGGACGAGGTCGTATTCTACTTCTAATTCCGCATGGAGTACGTGGACCGCTCTGGTCAGAACGACCGATACGATCGCCAAGGCCACCAACGCGACGAACGCCACCAACGCGACCAATGCCACGAACGCCACCAAGGCGACTCAGGATTCTGCCGGTCAGACCATCAACACGACCTATGTGAAGTCCGTCACCGCATCAGGACGCACGGTCACCGTGACCAAGGGCAACGGCACGACCTCGACGTTCACCACGCAGGATACGACCTATTCCGCGGCCACCCAATCGACGGCTGGTTTGATGTCGGCAGCCGACAAGAAGAAGCTCGACGGTCTGTCCGGCGATTACGGTTCGGCCATCGGAACGGCCACATCCTCGAAGGACGGCCTGATGTCCAAGACCGACAAGGCCAAGCTCGATAAATTCCCATTGGATGGTATGACCCGCATCAGCGAGGCCACCATTGACAGCATGTTCTAAGGAGATATTCATGGTAAGCTACCTTGATCAGGATGGGGTCCAGCACCTCGTGGATAAAATGCGGGACCGGATGTACCCGGTCGATTCGATCTATATTTCCACCAATTCCACCAGCCCGGCGTCGCTGTATGGCGGCAGTTGGGAACGTTACGGTGCCGGACGAGCACTGATTAGCGCCTCCGATACCGATTCAGACTTCACCGCCGGCACCACCGGTGGAAGCAAGACACATAATCATAAGTATGGAATCGCTGTCGGATCGTTCTATGGCCATACCCTGATCGCTCCGAATGATGCCCATCTAGCCGTATGGAGCGGATTGGTCTCGTATGACAAAGATAGCGGCGAAGCGACTGACGGTTTCCATGAATGGACGAAGCTTGAAGATAGAGCAGTTATTGGGTCAGGTTCGATGCTTGGTCAAACCGGCCAACCATATAATGCTCGGCGATATCGATACGAAACCGACACAAAGAGGGAATCAAGCTTGAGCCCCTACGTTGCCGTGTACGTCTGGAGAAGAACCGCCTAGGCCGTTCGACGCCATACATACACAGCGACGTATGGTTCCATCGAGCTCGCAGAATCGGAATGTCCGACGATGGCGGCTCCCCAGTTTGAGTCGAATGAACCGCCATTGATATCACCAATATGTCGAACATCGCCCTTGAACGAGGGAATACTGACACGTCGCACGACGGTGTTCTGTCCGGAAAGCGAGACCTGTGCGCTAAGAGTGCCTGGATTATGATTATGTGTCTTGCTTCCACCGGTGGTGCCATTACTCCTCCGGATGCTTCCGCAACGGGTTTTCTTATCCTTTTCCCGTCCCGAGGTCCGGAGGAGGGTTCTTTTATAAACATAAAGGATGTATCGAAAGGAGTCCATCATGCCCATGCCTCAATACAACGGCCCCACCTACGGATACAACCCGTACCAGACCTATCTGCCACAGTCTCCGTGGCAGGGCCCGCAGCCGTACACGCAACCGCAGACGGCGCAGTTGCCCGTCCAGCAGGTCCAGACGCAGGCCAACCCACCTCTAGTCGGTCATATCGTCACGGCGAACGACCAGATCCCCGTCTCCGAGGTCCCTCAGAACGGCGCTCCCGCATATTTCCCCATGCAGGATGGTTCGTCGATCCTCGCCAAGTCGTGGCAGCCGGATGGCACCATTGCCACGGTCCGTTATATTCCGGAGGTCCAGCAGTCCCAGCCTCAGGAACCCTCGCAGCAGGACGAGATCCTCAGGAGACTCGAATCCTTGGAGGGCAAGATTACGCAACTTACGGAATCCTTGACGAACTGATGGAGGACGTCATGCCTGGACCCGATGATATTCTTCAACGGATGTTGCAGCAGAACCCCGTTGTACGCAACAATCCCAACAACGCGCCCATTCTTAACGCCTTGGAGCATAGGGATGCCCAATCCGGGCAACAGTTGGCGCAGAACTACATCAACACTTTGGGGATGGACTGGAACACCGCGCTCCAGCAAGCCAAGGCCTTCCTTGGACTTCCCTAAGGAAACAAATAACAACCAATCAATATATAAGGAGGAACTCTCATGTTCGCTTCGAATAACCTCAGCGCCGCCGACGTTGCGGCAGTCACCGGCGGGAACCGCAACAACGGTTTCGGTGATGGTGATGGCTGGTGGATCATTCTGCTGGCCCTGCTGTTCGGCTGGGGACGCAACGGCGCGTTCGGCGGAGGCTACGGCTCCGGTAATGGCAGCTGTTGCGCCCCTGCGACCTGTGCCGGGCTTCAGGCGGGCTTCAACAACCAGTCCGTCAACACCATGCTTAACGGCATCAACTCGGGTATCTGTTCCCTCGGATATGATGTGGCCAGCCAGATCAACGGCGTGAACACCAACATCATGCAGAATAGCTACAATACCGCGAACGCGATCACCCAGGCCCAGTTCGCCCAGCAGCAGTCCGCAGCCGCCCTTCAGGCGCAGCTGGCCGATTGCTGCTGCCAGAACCGCGAGGCCATTTCAGGCGTGAACTACAACATGGCGACCAGCACCAACGCGGTCACCACGGCGATCTGCAACGCGGCTCGCGATATCACCGAGAATCAAAATACCAACTACCGTCAGCTGCATGACGAACTGGTGGCCTACCGTATGGAGGATAAGGACAACACCATCGCGGAGCTGCGCTCCCAGGTGAACGCCCTTAACCTGTCGGCCTCCCAGTCCAACCAGAACGCATATCTGGTTGCCCAGCTGAAGACCCCGGCTCCGGTTCCGGCCTACACGGTGCCGAACCCGAACGGCTACTACGGTTGCCAGCAGAACTGCTATCAGTCCTGCGGCTGCTGAGCCACGGAAAGAAGGTATAACCGATGATTGTTCTGTCGAATTCCGCCGTGGAGGTTATCCCCGTCGGCGGGACTGTTACCTTCAACCTGACGGTGGTCCACACCGGATGCGACCGCAACGGCTGCGGCGGGTCCGAGTATCATCGCCAGGGGTCCGGAGCCGTTCGGTTGCGTGGCCGAGGGAACCGATGCGGCCAGGCGAGCATCTTCGATCTGAGCTTCAATGGCAACGTCACCAGCGGCACCGCGGGAACCGAGGTTCAGCTGGCGATGACCATCGACGGCACCCCGTTGGCCGAGACTGCGATGATCGAGACCATCGGCACCGCCAATTCGTACCAGAACCTCGCAGCCCGGACATATCTTAAGGTGTGCCCAGGCGAGGACGTCACACTGTCCGTGACCAACACCGGAACCGAACCGGTGACCATCGACGCGAACGCGGCATTCACCGCTCGCAGGATCGCATAAGGAGGCTGCCATGACGCATATGACTAAGGATCTCGACGGCATCTGCGACATGAAGGACTCCCTCATGCGCAAGGTCCGCGGGAAGATGGACGATCTCGATGTCGAACGCAGCACCATCCAGGACGTCCAGGGCATGGACATGATGATCAACATGATCCATCACCTGGCTGAAGCGGAGAAGTGTTGCTGGGAGGCCTGCTACTACAAGACCGTCGTCAAGGCCATGAAGGAAGGCGACGATCGAGAAGACCGCGACGAGGACGAAGACGATGACGAGGAATGGATCGAGCATGACGACATGCCGAACCGCAATCGCACGTCGTCCGGTCGTTTTCGTCGCGGGAACACGGTGGGCCGCCGATATCCCGGCAACGAACGTCGCGACTGGGGCGGTGACATGGGCTCCGATGGCGGTACGCTCCAGCATGGCGACATGACGACCATGACCCCAGACGAGCAGCTCAACCACCTCAAGATGGACGTCGAGACCATGTGGAGGGACGCCACTCCAGAGCAACGCAAGCGCATCAAGGAGAGTCTCACCAAGTGGTCGACCACGTTGACCGTTTGATGCGGAGGTGACTGAATCGATATGAACCCATGGGTCCAGACGATCGTCACCGTCGTATGCTCAGTGTTCGCTTCATCTGGACTCTGGGCGTTCGTCACCACGGTCATCAACAATCGCAAGAAGAAGGACGATTCGGAGGACGAACGCATCGAGGCCATCGAGAAGATGGTGCGAGGTCTTGCCCACGCCAAGATCGTGGAGGTCGGCAAGCATTATCTGGAGCAGAACCGCATCACTCTCGATGACCTCGATGAATTCAATCACTACCTCTATTACCCATACAGCGCCATGGGTGGAAACGGCTACGCCAAGAAGGTCGCCGAAGAGGTCAACAAGCTTCCGCTCGATATCGTTGAAACAAGAAAGGAGGAGAGATGACAGATCAGAATACCGAACCGACTCCTCCGGAGTCGACCGATGAGGTCTTCGATCCCGATTTCGTCCAGCAGGAGATCATCCCGCTGCTCATGTCGGACAAGACGTACGACATCATGAAGTGGATCGTGCAGTATATTCTGCCCGGTCTTGGCGTGCTGTACGCCATCATCGCCGGCGCAACCGGACTTCCGTACGCGGAGGTCGTGCTGGCGGTCGTGATGGCTGTGGACTGGTTCCTTGGCATCATCCTGGGCATCAGCACGAAGCAGTACAACAAGTATATCGCCAATAAGTGATATTTCCTTTCCATAAGGTTAAGAGGTCGTGATCATATCATGGCCTCTTATTTTTTGGCCTTCGCGCCCAAAACATGCCTTATAGTGAAGTAACCGAACAAAGGAGAACACTATGAAGTTCGAATCACAGCATCGGAACATCAACAAGGCGTTCGATGACAATATCGACGCGGCGTTGGCCAATATTTACGGAGCGGTCGATGACAATCACGCCCGCATGGCCGTCGATGACCTCAAGGTCTTGGTGGAAGCGAAGAAGATGTATAACGAAGATCACAACGCCATGATCGCGAAGGTCGTCGGGGTCGGAGGGACGTTGGTTTGTCTGGGACTGATGTTCGCATTCGAGACCGACCACGTCATTACGACAAAGGCGCTGAGTTTCATTCCGAAGCCGAAGATCTGACAACAGACGTTCAAATACGAACGGAGATTCAGGATAAGGGTCCATGGAAACATGGGCTCTTATTTTCTCGCGTCCGAAACATGGACTATAGTGAAGGATAATTCATTATAGTAAGGAGTTACCATGAACGACAACGAAAACAAGATGAACAACGTCAAGAAGTTCATCAACGAGCACAAGACCGGCTTGATTATCGGCGCTTGCGGAATCGTCACACTTGCGTTCGGTGCATATTGCTATCGTTCCGGCTATCGTTCCGGAAGGATTGATCAGCTTAACACCGATACAAGTGTATTCGGATGGCAATTTAATGAAGCCTTGAAGACGCTCGATGATGAAACGAAAATGACTGTCGTCGAAGCTTTCAACGCCGCTACATCAAACACTTCAAGCAAGTAATGTCAATTACACCAACGATATAACCTCATGGAAACATGGGGTTATATTTTTCGAAAGGATTGTGCTATGAAAAAGAAATATGGAATTCTCAACTTCCTGTTGGACCTAGTCCTGACCGGTCTCACCGGAGGGTTGTGGCTTATCTGGATCGTGTTCCGTTTTCTTAGAAGAAACTCATGACTCCATGCGTGTATAGGATCGATTATGTCTTCGAACGATATTTTCCGCAATATTGGAGCGAACGGCTATGTTTCCGAATTGATGGATGGAACCATATGGTGGTCGGGACCAAATCCGGACTGCTGTGCTATTTCACCGTCAACCATTATTACGGCGGAACGGATGCGGACTTCGATTTCTTCGTACACACCGGACCGAAAAGAAAGAAGGCGATCATGAGCGATTATGTCCATATTTTCCTCATCGGTCCACAGGGATCGGGAAAGACCACGCTTGCCAAGGAATTGGAGCGTCGTGGGTATGAACAGATCCTCGCATATACGACCAGGCCTCCACGGGGCAACGAGATCGAAGGCGTCGACTATCATTTCGTCACCGACGCCGAATTCGAGAACGCGTTTCTTGATGGGGAACTGACTTGTGTGCGGACATATTCCACCGTCTTTGGCGTGTGGAGCTACGCATTCGCATGGTCGGATCTTTATCGCGCGGTGGATAGTGTCGCCGTCATCGATCCGGAATCATATTTACGCATCTATGACCAGATCGAGAACGTCTTCGGTATATATCTTGACGTGCCCGATGATGTCCGGAAGGCGCGACTGCTCGTGCGTGGAGACGATCCCAAAGAGATCGATCGGCGCATGCAGGCCGATGCGATGGACTTCACATCGATCGACATGTGTTTCCGAGATGTCTGCAAGATGCGGATCGGCATGGTCCGACGACCGGACATCGAAGCCGATCGGATCGAAGGCCATGTCCGGGAGTTCCGCAGTCGGATATTTCGCGGCGAAAACATGGCATATGATGAAGGATAAAACCTCAAGGAAAGGATAATACTATGAAGGAACAGTTCAAGAAGGCCAAGAAGTTCGTGGTCGATCACAAGTACGAGTTCACCGTTGGCGCGATCGTCGTCGGAGCCGTTACGGCTTTGGCGGTCGTCAAGTGTATCGGCGAACCGGATGAACTGATCGATGTCACCGAACCGGAGGCCATCGAGGACTCTTCCGACGATGCGGATTCCACGTCTGTCGAGGAG